ACCAAACAAGAGAAGAACTCTGTTTGGTATATATATATTACATGTTTTTCTTACTTTTTGTCTATCCTTAGGCTTAAGGATAAAGGTTAGGATATATCTTTATTGTATTTGTGTTTTAATCGATATCAAATTCATCATGTTGATTGTAGTTTTCTAATAACTGTTCTTCGGGTTCTTTATATTGTCTGGGAATTCCTAATAATTTAGCACCACCAATCAATTTCATAAGTATTTTAACTTCTTTGGTTAGAAACCAATATGATATTGACCCTATACACTCTCTGTAATTCTTAATGATGTTTTTCGACAATAACTTTAATGATTCTAAATCAGTATCAGCTAATGACACATATCCAGTCTGTGCTCTATGTTCAAATTTTTCATCAGGAAAGCGACCTGTAAGTAATCGAGTCGATAATGATAATGAAATCCAACTTAATACTAGTCTTCTCGATAGCAGTCTTAACTTTCCCTTATTTTTCAGTGGGAATATGTTATATCTCCCACCTAATTTATGTCTCCTATCATCATGAGTTATATTAATCCACTCAAACAAAACATCCTTGATTGTTCTCTGAAAACTTTGGATTATATTGTTGATATTAGTCAGATCTGGAGTTGATAAAAATTCTTTCGCCAGATGATTTAAATTGATTTGAAATCCAAAGATTTGTAGTGCCATATGATATGGTCTCATAACTCCATAATCTCTTTCCCCTTCTTTGATTTCATGATGTAACCATTCATTATTCCTCTTCTTTGATAAAATGATCCATTTTAATAGATTATTCTCTTCCAAGAGTGACAATCTTTTAAGTTTTGATAAAACAACTTCACTAGGTTCCATTATAGTACAATATGCATCTTTCGAAATTAGATATAATTCTGTTGATGCAGGATTAGAAGTTTTAAGTGATATTATACTTACATCTTTCCAATATAATTTATATAGATAAAGTATTCTAGACCAATTCGGAGTGATTGTAGGTATAATTTTGGAAACTAAAACAACATCATCATCCCCAATCAAGTATGTAATTCTTATAACACTATAGTGTTCATGTAGAACAGTTTCTTCTGATTTACCGATAGCTCCTTCCATATCACAATGTACTAATCCAATAGACTTATCATTTAATTCACTCCATATTAAGCTCTCACATTCCATATTTCCTATCCATGTTGAATTTGGATTCCCATTGAACAGTACTTTTACCCTGTTAAGAATCTGTGTCACATTTCCTAATTTTTTACCTACTAATGATACCTCTGAAGGGAATATTTTCAATTCTCGTTGACCAATTACATCTGTTATATTCAAACCTGAATTATAATAATTAACTGCAGGCCCTAATGTGGCATCATAACATGCTAGCATAGCTCCTGCTCCTTCTCCCAGGAAGAGCCTGTCCTTGTCCTTATTAACTTCCTTCATTAAAATTTGTGATAACTCAAGAGCTTTCAGACAACTAGTGCTGTTGATTCCGAATAATCTCAATTGATGCGATAGATAATTCCCTCCCTGAGGAAGTGTCAAACCACTTGTACTAGCATCTAGTCTATCATTATTATCAGAATCACTTGTTATAGATCTGATTTTAAGGACTTGATAGTTCTTAAGTGCTAGTCCCCAGAAATTGTTAATTTTATTCCCTTTATTATCTTTATTACAGTTATCATTTATAGTTTTGACAATGTTATCCAGCATATTTTCATCTTCTATCGGATCCCAATCATCAATTACCTCAGGTGGACTAATACCGCGAATCCTTAAATATTTGATTGCAGTCTTTCTTACGTATGTTACAGTTGATGGGAACGATTTAATTAATAATCCAGATATTTGTACATATTTAAGAGTAGGGTCTTCTTTAATATTTAATTCAAGATATTGTTTCAATAGATCAAGTCTTTCTAAGTATGTTAAGTTTAACAGGTTAGGTCCAAAAGATGCAATTTCTGCTAAACAACAAACAAATGAAAGGTGTCTAGAAATAAAGGCTTGTTTCCTATCATTTGCAACTTCCATATCGCTGTCACAAATGTATATTTCAAGTGATACACCATTCAACCATTCTCTCATAAATAGATCTAGTGAATATTCACATATAGAGAGGGCAAGTTTTATCTGGTCTTGACTAGCAGTATTAGGACCATAAATAGGATTTAAGACTCCACAATCCCAGAACCTCTTGAATACTTTAGGATGAGATAATGCATTAGATAATACTTTTAATATTGAATGGGAAGTATCTCTCAGTGTTCTCATTATATAATCCCAAATGAGGTCCCTACCTTCTATTTTTAAACTATAAAGAGTGTATGCAAATTGATTTACTAATAATCCACCAAATGTCTTAAGAAATACAAGTATATCAAGAGTCAAAAATTCAGTGATTAAGCTATTAATATCATCATCATTTGCAATGACTATTATCTCTTTTAAATTATCTCGATCTAATTGTGACATAGTATCTGCTATTGTAATTGCAGTACATATTGAAATTGCATGTATGATGTCAGTATCATCCCAATAATTCATATCAATTGTATAAGAATGGTCTTTAATAACCATAAGTTTTGATAAGTCCACGTCTTTGAGCGGGTCTTTATCATAAATAAATTCATTACTTTCAGGATATCTAATTAATTCTAATGTAGACTCTGGATTAATATGCTCATCATTAAAACTTTCTTTGATACAGCACTCATCCTCTATGTGCAGATGCATAACTATGGGGTTGTGTCCTGTGGTTTCTTTTAATCTAAATAAATATTCGAAAACACTTAATCCTGTTAACATTATTTGTTGATAAATAAGATTGGTATCTTTGGTTTCATTAGCTTCCTTGATAGACATGTTATCATTGGACATTGTTATGAATCTGCTGACTCTGATCAATGATGTACTGGAGAATTTCATCTGAGTTGCAGTATCCTTTAATCTGTGTGATAAATTTGTTGATGTAGCTACCGGTGTTAGAATTTTGAGACTATCTAGTGTGAAATTTGCACGTGTTTGTGCTATTTGTGAGGCTTCCATCCAAGATATCTCATCATTACCGAATGCCCATGTATATATCATTGCTATTCTTATTGCAGCTTTTGCAGGTTTACTAAGATTCTTGATATATCCTAATTGTGCCTCAGATCTTTCATCAGTGACTGATCCAAAATAAGGAACTCTTAATGATGATATACCTGTTTCTGCTGATCCTATTTTAATATTACCCGGTAAATACATCCAAGTATATGGGTTTGTGCCATCTGAAGAATAACATATTTTACAATGTTCTGATCCTGTTATTACTACCCCAGATAGTAATTCTAATGGGTCAGGTGTTTCGAGTCCACTTATCATCCTTCCTCCTGATAAATGAATCCACATCTTTTGTCGCAATGCTATGGCAAGGTCTACTGAACACATATCTTCATACCTGATTTTATCGCTTACAATTAGTCGCAAAGTCCTACTTAGTGTTTCATATTGTACTAGATCGTAATTACTGATTTTCCTCAACAAACTATATGTCAGTCCTCCTCTATTTATGCCAACCCGGATTAGGGATTTTGTCGTATCTAACATTCCAGCTATAGCATTTCTGATTCCTGTGAGAGAATTATCTAGAATATCATGTGCAACTCTAGGGAGAATTACCTTCCTGTCCATCAGGAACTCAGCTAATTCTTCATCTTCTTCTATCATTGTATTTGTGAATAATCCAGATAATAATGGATTTGGTGAATCTTGTAGTACATTCCTTGCTGTTATATTTTTTATCATGGTGGTTATATTTTGAGATTGTGGTAAATTGCATGAATATGGGTCTGAAGCCCAGTCCAAAAAAGATGACTCACCAGGTTCTTGATTCATAATCCTATAAAGAACACTTCGGTCTAATAGATTCGCCTTAATAAATCTTTTAATATCAGCTAATGCGGCAACTGATGGATCACCAATATTCCTTACAAAACATCTTGACATAGCCATGTAATTGAATCCCCCAACACTAGCAGGTATTAAAGAGGCATATTGCATCCAATTTGGATTCCTAAAATATTGATCTTTGATATTCTGTGTTATAGTTGGATTGATATTCATCCCAAGGGCAATATACAGTTGCTGAATATTCTTAAAAATTGAGCATGCATATCCTAGAACAGGTGAATAACCATTCTCAATTGCTTTTGCAAATGATGTTGCCAAGTTTGAAGATGCTGATCTTGTTTCGTCTATTACTGTCTCTGACCAGAAGACACATCTAGATAATGCTTTCAGAGCTTGAGGAAGAATTCTCCCATCATAATATATTCTTTTGCTATATATGAACATCTTGCTACTTATAATTGTTTCATTTAATTTAAGTTCATGACCTAGATCATCCATCACTTCTCTTAATGAATTAAAAAATCTCACCACATCTTTATAAACTATCTCCTTCTTAACTCTGTAGTCATAATTATTGGGTACTCTTGTGGTTACAGCTATAGCTTGATTGTCTCCTTGAACCATTGCAGTCACCCTCACGCCTATTCTAACAGCTGCTAGATGTATTGCACTTATAGATATGAGTGTCCATAATTTTTGACAAAATCCTTCTATACCCCCTCTTGGGTTATGAACGTAAAATCCAGAATCAGGGTGATCCTCTAATGATATATGTTCTTTATCTGATGGAGGACAGTAAGGATCACCTACATAGATTGTACTTCCTTCAAGACGAGGGTGTAACCAATTAAACAATTTATTTAATCCAAATATTTGGTTGCAAGTTTCTCCAAATAGAGCTGTTGATTCATATCTCCAATTAAGACAGTATTTTTTGAGATCTGTTGTTAGGAAACAGCTCACAGTCTCGTATCCATCATTGTAAATATCCGTTGACTTGAATTCAAATTTCTTTGATTTCTGATTAGAAGACAAATTAAGATTACTTATTTTATTGTAGGTTTTAAGATCATCTGTATGGCTTTTAGAATTATTGTACACTTCATTATACCGTGGAACTCCTGATATTGATATGGTCGTTAATCTCTTAAGTAATTCAATCTCTCCCTTCACCATCCCATTTTCTTGAAAGAATTTTCCTATATTATTTGCAAGTAGCGTCTCTGATAAAACTTGTGTAGCTCTCATTTTGTATGTCATTTTTGCAAAGAGTCTACCTTCTTGTTTGATCTCTTTTTCTTTAAGACTATAAGAAATATTAAATTCTGGATCATCTAACCAGTCCCCAGATTCTACATAATCCAATATCTGATGAGGATCAAATTTACTATCTGCTATAAATACTTCAACTAATCTTCGTGATTCATTGGATGCGTTAGTACGGTACAGTAAATTAGATGCAGGATAAACTGTGTCCCAGTTTGATTTTTTTGGAGATAATGCTTTATCTTTCATATAAATTGTCAAATCCTCATCTAACTGAGGCTCTATAAATTTATTAAATTTTATTCCTATAAAGCTCTGGTAATAATCAACAGCATTTTCATATGATATTGCAGAGTTTGAACCGTAAGCATTTATGATGAATTCGTGTGCATGATCAGGTAATGTCACAGGAGGCCACTGTCCACCATGCCTCTCTCTATATCCGTTAATTATTATTGTACAGAAGATAGCATGACATTTATTAATAGTGTCAAATTTTAATTGTTTCTCAATATACATATATTTTCTAACCTTTTCTGCTGCAATACTAGCCTCTAATGGAGGATGCCCAAATGTTCTAAAAAAAGAGAAAATCTCTGCTATTTCATCTATTGTAGATTTATTAAATATATCTAAGATTTTATCAATGTAATCTACACTCAGAAATTCCTTAATCGATTCTCTAGATTCAAATATCAATTCCATCTCGGATAACACATGATTTAAAAAAGCTCCTCTTAGTTGTTTAACAGGATCATGAGTTTGAATTAGGGATAATGCAAGTGGTTCTAATAATGATATCACATCAAATGTCTTTTCTCCCATAATTGGAAACAGTTTATCTATCACTTCCCACAGATTATTACCTTTCTGATACATAGATTGTAATTTTGGATCTAACTTAGCACATGCACTTATATTCCATCGGCCTTCGACTACGTCACAATACATCAATACTAATTCAGGAGTAATTAGATAACCATTATAGTTTTGTTTATCTAATATTAAAACCAATTCTGGATGTATCAATAAGAAATTCTTTTGGTCTTCTAACAAGTTATAATCTTTCCCCATATTAAAAGTGACCTCATTTCGAGCTTTTTGTAATCTTCTCATATCATACTTGATAGTAAACCATGTTTTGAATGGATTATACCATTTATCTGATTTATAGGTTGTGTGAACTTTTGATATATTATTAATTTCTTCATTAAGATCATAATTGCTTCCATCATTTTTTGAGGCTAATTTCGATAGCACATTAATCCATAGATCTCTTAATCCATCAGTCATTTGACTATATGTTCTATCTGCTTTAAGTAATAATTCAGTCACTTTACTGTTAATACCAGGTATATGTAATTTGAACATTTCTTTTGACATTTCTGGATATCTGATAAATGTGTATTTTCCTAAGTCATTCACTTTCTCAGTTAATATTAATTTTAATCTTCTAATAGATCGTTGTCTTTTATCCAATTTATTGAGTTTTATTTTCTGTCTAGTGATAACTAGTATTGAGTCGTCATCCATATCGTAAGGCTGAGGTAGACTCATAATCGTGTGTAATTGTGCTATTTTACCTTTAACGATAGGAGAGTTAAGGTGACACTCAGGATAGAGTATGTCAGATACAGTGCCATTGCTAGATTCAGTGTCCATTTTTCGAGCACGCTTTGCTCCTAAGTTTTTTATATTTCCCTTTTGTCTATTGTCTGATTGCTGATTATTTATCATATACTTGTATTATGGATAGGTTAATACATATTATGGTTAATTATGATTAACTGCAGCTTTTTGGAATCTCTGTTTTGAACAACATGGGTTGGAATGTGTTTAAGCTTTTTTGATTTATTTCTACTATATGAAAACAATATCCTTTGTTATAGTGTGTAATGCAGCTTGTTGTTGTATATCCAGCTGAGAGTGTTCTGTTTTGGATGGCCAGCTCGTTTACCCTTTCGGTTGCTGTTGAGTAAGTTATGACTGGGTTCACTCTCGATTTTTGTGAGTCTAATATGACAGATGACACAATGCTCCCTGTGGGATTGAGCGGATATGCATCAGTATATACTCCTGTTATACATCCATCTGGACATGAATGTCCCCATGGACATTCATTGTTTCCTGGTCTTGATAGCACATTATGCCATGTCCATTTTATCCTTATATCACTGTAATCAGTAATATCAATTATTCCTAATTGTAACTTGCTATGCCAACTTGTAGATCTTGTATATATATAGATCTTGTTACCTAGTAGAAGTAACCTTCCTTCTGACCCCCAGTAATTTTGTCTCATAGATATCGTCCATACCTTCAATTTTGGAATTGAGTTTAAGCCCTTGTCAACAACAATGATGGAGTTGACCATCCTTCTATCTGAAAACCATGGACTATGAGATGCCTGATTACAGTCTCTCTGTGTTTTCCCGGGACACCCAGTTATGTTGCAGATTGCATTCTCATTTATTGGATGTTCAAGACCTCCATACCCGAGAAATATTATTTTGCCTTTGTAGTATATCCCTGGTCCAACAGATGGGTATAATGCCGCATATGGTTGATCAAAACTTATATTATTATTCTTAAATCTTGTTGTTGAGATTGAGCCATCATGATTGACAATATCAAGTACAATATCTTCTATGCCTGATGATGCATAATCTGATCTTTCATCAACTTTAGGAGTTGAACACAGTTGATATACATCTGTATTTAGGAGTGCTAGAGAACATGACTTTCTATTGTCATTTATGTTGAAAGTATGAGAGATCCTGGGGTTTAAGTCAGGTACCAAGTCTGAGTTTACAGTTATTATCCCTATCTGTAATACTTGATATGATTTTCCTATATCCTGGCAACCTCTAGTAATTAGATTTGAGGTATAAGCATAAATCAGATCATTTATAACTAAGGACGGAGTTCTGACACAGCCATCAACAGTCGTTGGCATAGCTAATAATCCCGGCCCCGGCATTAACCTTATTTTTGGAGTTTTCATTAAAGATGGAAGACCAGACGTGCATCTCCAAAAATCATCTGGATTTAAAGGTTTTATGCCCACATCATGTGTTATTCTTTGTGGTGGCACTTCTTGATTATCATTTCTAATTGTAATTTCACTAATGAATTTCCTAAGATCCGACATTTGTTGTGTCAGTGATATTGGTATATAATTCTGGACATGACTCTGAATTGTAAGAAGCCTTGTATTCACTCCTGACTGTATTAGATCATTGGTATTATCCGATGCCATTTGGATCTTTTCTGTAACTTCCATAAACTCATTATTTATGTCTTGTAGCAATGATTCGTGGGCTTTTTCACTTTTGATGGAATTAATTAGCACTATGATGAAGACTATTGATAATAACACCAGGATTATTGTCCATAATATATATATTATCTTGTTAGTGGGCTTGTTGCCATGAGTAGCCATGGATTTCTCCAGCTCATTACCAGCATCCTTTCCGTGATTGGTGTGCTTCCAGTATTCCATCTCGAATTTGGATTTGTCTGTTGGGTTCTTTCTCAATTATATGAGTAGAGTTGAATTGCGTAACTTTACTCCTAAGTTTTTTATAATTTTAATATCTAATGATCTATAGATATGTCATTTGTTTGTTAATACATATGGCTTATCATTTTGATCCATTCGATTTCTCTTTTGAATTCTGTAATACTTAATTGCAATTGTAATTATCGTTACATTAATTATAAACAATATAATTATCATTATCAAAATAATTATGATTGTAGTGCTAGATTGATGCCAATTTCCAATGGAATCTAGTTTTTGATTTGACCTTCTTATCCATTCTTTTGATTCTTCTAGATCTGATTTGGCCTTGTTGAGCTCGATTGATATGTCAATTGGATCAAGTGCAACAGAATTGTTTAATGTTATATCATTTGGTGTGTAGAATGCAAGAGTTCCTTCTTTATTTGTATTGAACAGCATTCCGTTGATACCTATTGTACTACATTCTTTATGTGTTATAATTTTTACTCCTTGATCAGGTGGTTGATTGATTCTATTGCCGATGCCGTTGCATGTACATGTGGTTGTTATACAATTTGCAACCACTCCTCCATTGACGAATGCATACCTTGGAACAATGTCTGATGTGACCGTGGTTATTGGACATTGGGATATGTTTCCTGATAAACAGCTCTCCATTTCGTGGTTTAGTACAAATCCTGGATCGGAAGGGCATATATAGCTGCTGAATGCTTCTATGCATTCTTTGACATCTGCTCCACCTAGAAATGCCCCTTTCGTCATGATATGGCTGGGAAGAGGGATATACCATTCTCTATTTTGGATATTATATGATATGGAATCTACTTTGTAGATCTGAGTGTTCAGCAGTCTAGTTAATAAAGGGAGTCTGACTTGGAGGGTGATTGAGTAATCATTCAAGTCAACATCTATAACTCTAACCTTTATTGATTCTGTAAATAATAGATCATAAATATCATATTTATCAACTGTTGATGTTGTGAATATTTCTGTGATATTCGTGCGGTATAATGATGCTATACCTTGTAATTTTATTCCTTTTTCTTGTAACGATCCTATGTTATCACCAAATATGTTTGTTAATTCTGAGTAATGCTGTGTTAATGCAATTCCTAACTGAAGTCCTGCTGCTTCACAACCTAGTCTCGCAATCGATGGCACGATTTCTTTGTTGACATAATCCTGGACTGATTTAATTGCTACTATTAAATTCCCTATGGAGCTCTGAACTGACTGCACTGCTTTGTTTGTGTCCCTGATTGCTTCCTTGAGTTTTTCAATGTCTGATCTTGCCTGCTTGGCTTCAACCAAAGCAACTGCCGCTGTAATTTGTGCTGAGGTTGCTACTCCCAGAGCAATAGTTCCAATTACCCCTCCAAAGAATCGTTTTGTTCTGGGATCAGTATTTTCATTGGATTCTTGATTGGTCACTATCACATCCTTCTGTAATCTTAATCCATCATATAAAGGAATGATCAGTCTATCCAATAACCTCTTGTATTGCTTGATCTGTTGGTCACCACAAGAGTTAGAATCTTCTATTTTTGGTATGAGGCTCAAAATTAGATATCTTGTTTCGAAGTTTTGTGATATCTTCATCCCTTTGGGACTGTTGACCAATACACCTACATGCTGTAGTTTTGTGATATCTATTTGGCAGAAAGATGCCATAATCATGGTTGTAATAATTAACAGTATTGAAGTTGGCATTGTGTTCAATGCTTGTTGTGTTGCTGGTCTCTTTTGGGGTTTTTGTTTTGAGTGGATTAGATGTTTTGATCTTGTTGTTCTGGTGTTCTGTGCTTTTTGTTTTGATTTCTTCTATTTAACTTTTGAAATCTCTTCTTTCTTATTCCGGCGAGTATGATTGCCAATAGTTGTTGGTATTGACTTCTTTTGTCCTAAGTTTTTGATTATCCCTTATTTGCTTTGGCTTAATAGACATATCCAGATCAAAGTAGAGATTACTAGTTCCATTGTTTGATTTTCCCAACTCCTTTTGCAATAATGTTAGGATAGTATCTGAACTCACCAGGTAAAGAAGGTTGGAAAATTGCATCCACTCTTGTAATCTCTACTGATGAAGCCCAGATAACTAAATTGAGATGCGGATTTAGATCCATTAAAGGATAACAAATCTCTCTTTTGAATACCAGCTGACTTGCTAGTGTTTTTGATATAGATCCAGTTGCATTGACATGAAGACTGATTCCTCCAACTAATCCCAAAGAAAATATCAATCTCATTTTCTCGATTTTCTGTTTACAGTATTCAACAGAGTACATTCTGCCTACTTTTCTTTTGATCAATCCGAGATGGACCATGAAATTCAGTGATTTTTCACCTTTCTCATCCAAAATTTGAACTATCCCTTTAGAATCAGTCTGAACCCCTGTTTTGATGTGTACCTGCAGATTGATTGATATTGTGTTGGGTAGAGATAGTGATGCCATTGACTTAGGAATTTTGAACAAGGTTATTGATCCAATTGCCGTACAATTCACGAAGATTACTCTGAATTTTATGCTCCTGTCTAGTGGAAGACATTGAGGAGCAAGAGCAACTTTGTTGGCATCGAACAGCATTCCTTTTCTTAGTCTACTGGACCATGGGTACAGTTCTGGTTTTATATTTTGTACCGTATAAACAACCATCTCTTTCGCTTTAACTGTTCTTCTCACTTCTATATCCAGTTTAGTTGCAGCCTGTAATAATTCCTGGTCATTCCCAGTGTATTTGGCCAATCCGATTGGTAATGATCCAGATCCACAAACTTTGTAACTCGGGTCACTGTCAAGATCATTCACACTCCCGTATCTGTCTTTGATTCGTTCCATCTCGAAGAAGCCGAGTAGGAAGACATCTAAGTACCGGGATCCGTGTTTTGGTGGATTTCCGATTTTGGCAACTCTAATGTGAGGTACTGCTTTTCTCTGTTCATTGACTTTGAGTGGTAATGGTTCTATATGACCATTCTCAGAGAATGATGATTCTGGGAATGTGTATATTGCAGAGTTAGTTATACTCATTTTGGACAAGGATTAATTTATTCTTTAATCCTAAGTTTTTCTTATTTGTATGTTGATTGATGTCTATTGTTTCATTCTGCTTGATTTTGTATGTGTTGACAGGTTTTGATCTACTGTTGTTTCTTGTCTGTTTGTTCGGTGTCGTTTCCTTATTGGATCATTAGCAATTGTTGACATCTTCATTGAACATGTCCATTAATTCAGATACTTCTTCATCACTTTTGCAATGTTTGAGTTCGTTTATATATGATTGTTTTGTGCTTTGTGAGAGATTGCTATTGTTGATGACTGCAACTAGTGATCTCATTGTACTGCTCACTTTTTTGGGTATTAGTCTTGTTGCATTTGACTCATTGTATGAACTTAATATCTCTGATTTAACTTGTACATCGTTCTCTAGTGTATTTCCTGCGTGTCGATATAGATCGGGTATATTTTTGTCAATGCCTTGTGCCTCCATAAGTGGGTCAAACCTGGTTTTCTTGATCTTTTCTTCTTTCAATTTTGTCTTGATCATAGATACTCTCTCATTGGATTCATTTTGGTCTTTCTTTCCTCCTCTCTCAGTCATAATTTTAAGATTTGAAATTAGTGACGTGATCAATGACAGTTGTTCTCTTTGATTTTCTATCAACCTTCTATGTGATTCGTCCATTTTCTTTAGATCTGCTTTGAGGTTTAACATTTCATTTTGTATCTGTATTAATTTTGTGTCGTTATCCATTGAAACCCCTATGACTAATCCTGCCAGGAAGTCTATCTTTGATGCAGTATCTACATTGTTTAGTACATTTGCTACACATACAACTCGTTTGTCTTGATATAAATCTAGTTTTGATGTGGATTGAATTACACCAAGATTCTGCAATAGAGTAATTGCCCTCTCTGTAAATCGATTGCTCTCTTCTGTATCCTTCCTTTCCTTTCCATTTGTCTTTTGTGTCTTGGGTTTGGATTCAGAGTTTGTTCGGGTTGATTCTTTTGTATAAGTTGATCTGGGAGTTGTTGTTGGGGGGGTTGTGCTTGTCTGTTCGGTTCGGTCGGTGTTGTTGTCGATGATGAGATTCCATGATGAGAGTTGTGTTTCTGATGATTCTGTCTGTATTTCTGTTTGCCCCTTTGTGTCGGTGTTGGTGGTTGTTGTCTTTGAGATTTTCTTTTGCCCTTTTGATGTGGATCTGTAGTCTGATGTTGATGTCTGGTTGTCAGTATCTTTTGATTTCTTAAACCAGTCTTTCCCTTTTCCCCCTTTTTTAATTCTTTTGTCATCTTCTTGGTGTGTTGAAGAACTTTTCTTCATCCTACTATTTTTCATTAGTATTTCCTCTTCATCATCTGGTGTTGCAGCAGTAACAACACTTATTGATCTTGTATCAGGTGTACTGATAGATTCCAAGCTTCTTCCATGATCACTGTTTCTACTTTGTTCTGTTGTAAATATGACATCACTTCCTGATATCTCGCTTGGAACATTTGCAGGTTGTCGCATTTTCCCCTCAATAGAGTCCTTATCCATCTTTCTAATTTCATTGAGATCAATATCCTCCGTGTTCTGGGTTCCATTTTTAGAATCTGTGATGCTTCTGGAGATTCCTCCAGAGACCACAGCCTCAGCTCTACTATCTGAGCTGCTTCTTCTCCCAGGTCCTCTCTGTACAGTTTCCTGATCAATATTTCTATCTTTTGCTTCTGTTGTACATTCGTATGATGACCCAGACTGTCTATTTTTGTCAGTTGATCCACTATCTTTTTCACTTGTTTCTGTTGGTTTGATTTCTGGTTGACAGATGGTGGCACTGAGTTGCTGGGTTCTTGTGTTGATTGTGTCGTTTTCCGATAGGTCTTCTTGGGGGTCGGTGCTGAGTATGAATTCAATGATGTTGAGGGCCGAGGAGATATTAGTTGATTTATCTCTTGATTCCTCTTCCCAAGAATCCATGATTTGATAGTTTTTAGCATCGCTTTCCATCAACTCTCTGTTGATTGAGTTGCAAGCAGACTCTAAATTTACCACCCTATATTCCGGTATGATAGGATTCTTTAATCCTAAGTTTTTCTTATTTATTATTGATTTGGATCAAAATATTGATTCGATTAGTTACTTCCAAATGCATTAAACAGATCATCTATTTCGTCCTGGTCCGTTCTGTTTGTGGAATTGGTGGGTGGTTGACTGCCTTGTTTCTTCTTGTCGTTGAGTCTCTTGTTTAGTCTGTCTCTGATGTTTTGTTGTTCAGTCTTGATATTGTCAGATTCTGTAGCTTGCTCAGTCCGATCATCGCTTCTGTTTCCTTCTGCCCAAGCATATTGGATTATAGATGATTGAGGTTCTCCATCTTGTTCTTGATCTGCTCTATGTTCGAATTGTTCTGGCTCTTCATCTATTGCCATCTCTATGGCTGATCCACCTGTTGGTTTGTGGAAAGATGTCTCTGAACTGTTTATGTTCCTTATATGTCTTTTCAAGCTTTCTTTGGCTTCGTGTGTCACTCCAAGTTCATCTTCCAGTGTTGAGCTCATCTGAGCTTCAGCATCACGTGCTACTGCTTGTCCTAGCTGGAACATATCAATATCTAGATATGATCTTCCTGTCACATACTGTTGCATGGCTCTATTTTGTACAACTGCCACCCCCATTGCATAGCTCCATATGGCAGGATAGTTGCCTGGTGCGAACTCACCATGTATAGGATCTCTGAGGATACAGATGAAAGGAGCGCGTGGTCCCTTTGATAAATACAGTTCCATCAGAGCTTTTAATCTATTGATATCTGGTCTGAGAGTGGATAGAGTCAAAGCTGCCATTCTAGTCTCAATTCCATATCTGATTGTATTGAAGAATGAAGCGAGACCTGCATCTCTTATGTAGTTACCAACAATCTGTATATTCTTTTCTATGGTTGTGAGGTCATTTCTGCTAGTATTCATTGTTATTAATGTCTCAACCATAAGAGTTACCAAGCTCTGTTGAGACCGCATGATTGACCCAATCTGATCTACTGTGTCACCGCTCAATACCAGCCCTGCTTGCACTGTTCCATCTTGTCTGAAAGCTTCCAATCGGGTAAAAAAACCTTTTCTTAACCCTGAGATACTAGTGATAGCTTTGACCAAAACTATCCAGATCTGTATTATAAGAGCTCCTAAACATGATGGATACCCAAATGTGTGGACAAGGTCTTCAATTGTTGAATTGTTTCTGCCGTTCTGCAACATAGTTTCCTGGTCATAATCCAGGTCACTTCCAAATATCCAATCAGTTGTCTTTTCATATATCATCTCTCTCGTCTTAACCACAAATCCTCCATACTTTTGCCGTTTTAGATCTTTCTCAATCATGTATATGACATACTTGACATCTGCATTACTTCCATTTGTTGTTAGGTAGAGCTCTGGATTGGCATAAGCCATTGACAATAAAGACACTAAGAACCCTGCTCTTTGTGCATGTTGCTTCTCATTATCTAGTGAATGAGATAGAAATAGAAGAGCTAATGTCATTTTCTCATTATCATCAGTTATTGTCGGTCCAAGGGCAAATATAGAGACAGTATTTTTCTGTCCAGGAATGATAGCTCCACCAGCTGATTTTGTTATGTTTTCTTGCCTACGTGCATTAAATGTATCAAATAGGCTCAACATTTTTGAAATTATAGAGTTCCCTTTTCTTGACCTTCCAGTCAATGTCTTTAATCCTAAGTTAATTTTAATTTAAATTTATATTCCCAAGCAAGTTTCTTCTCTTGTTTGGT